TTTTGTTGCATAGCACTACTTAAACCACCTAAACCACCACCTAAACCACCAGTTGGTTCGCTTGTTGGTTCGCTTGTTGGTCCACCACCTTCATAACCTATTCGTCCACCGTTAGCTGCGTTTTGATATACTTTAATCATTTCTGTTGGTGAATATTTTCTAGATGCAACTGAGGGTAAGAAATTTAAATTTGCTGCCATGCCTTGTTTTTGATCCAATACATTTGCAGATTTTTTAAGGTCGGCTAATTGTAATGCTGTTTCATCTGGAGACGCAGAAACTGTATTTCCATCTTTGTCTTTTTTAGTAAACAATCCTGCTACTGCACCACCTATTGCTGGTATAACATATTGACCTACACCACCCGTACGTGTTTCATTGCCTTTTTTGTCTTCACCTTTTTGACCTTTAAATAAAGTATCGAAATAACTTTCGTAACCTTCAGGTTCTGAATCAACTCTTGCTTGTGATTCTCTTTCTAAATCTTCATATGATTTTCCAGTAACAGCCATTTCAATTGGATCTTTAATATATTTTTGAAAGAACGATCCAACACCATATTGTTTTCTACCATCAACACCCATGATACCACCATACGCTGCCATCTGTCTGTCAGGTAATACTGGTCCTGTAGGTTTAGGTTGAAAAGGATTAACTGGTTTTGTAGGATCGTTTGGTAATGGAGTGCCACCAGACATTTGTCCTTCGGCCATTACTTGATCTAAAAATTGTTCGAAAGACATAGGATCTAATCCTTGTTCTATCATGTCGTCAAGATACTTAGAGTATTCTTCTTCTATTTGAGCCATCATCATCTCTTGCATTTGTTGCGGAGATTTAGGACCTTCATTACCGCTATATTTTATAGAGGGTGCGTTAGTCTGTAACTCTTCTGAAATTTGTATATCTTCTATTCCCATGGTTTTGTTAGTTTACTTTGTTTTTGCGAACAAATCAAGAGGTGGCATGATAACTGTTACGTCTCTTTGCACATCCTCTTTAGGTATATTAGCTAGTTTTAGAGCCTCTTCAGTCTCATAAATCTCACCTGTTTTCTTGTTCTTAATCGTTGTTATTATCTTATCGGGTGTTAACATTCTTATCTCACTCATTATGTTGTTACCTCTTTTTTTATATTTAAATAACTTACTGCAAAATCAAAAGAATCCACAGTGCTTGCTTGTATAGTAAATGATGATCCACCTTCAACTATTAGCGGTTGAGTTAATAATTCTAAAGTTTGATCTCCAACTAATGGAGCAGATTTAATTGCTGTAATACCATTATTTGTAACTGTAACAGTAGTATTATTATTTGCAGATGTAACTAGAATTGATTTAATAACTATAGTTTCATTAACAGCAGGTAGACCTGTTGGAAAAACATCTAATGCATTTCCTGTAGTATCATTATCTATTCCTACAAATTTATATTGGTTTACTACTGCCATTAATCTAAAAAGAAGCTTCTAGCTTCTATCTCCTGTTTTAATTCTTCTTGAAACGTTGTATTAAGTTTTTCAAGAACAGCATCTAAATCTCTAACCAAAGATTGTGATATATCTTGATCATATTCTTGACTTGCTCTTGTTAATGTTTGTACTATTTTTGCCATTATATTCCTAACATATTTTTTAACATAGTGTATCTAGTTCGTTCTGCATCACTAATACTTCCTGTTTGTAACTTCTGTAACAGTGTTCTGTATTCATCTTGTAATGCGTTTGCATTCTCTAAGGTGTTTATTCCATCATTACTACCACTGTCTGTATTTGTATTGATAACAGGTTTAGTTTTAGAAGTTACATTATTTGTCAAAGAATCTTTAAAAGACTGTATAACATTTTTATCTTTAAGACCTATGTTTTTAGTTAAACCTTCTATAACTTCAAACGGTTTATTTAAATTTTTTGTTGTATAGGGTTGAATAAGATCTTTTGCATATTTTGCTCCTGAATATAATGATTTTGCTTGTCTATATTTTGCAGCTAACGCTGGATTGATTGCAAATAAAGCTGCATTACCTAATAAACTAAACATATTAAATTGATCTTTTTTAGGTGCAAAAGTATTTAACAAATTTCCATCTTTAAAATATTCTATACCTTTAGGTGTAAAATTTGGAATAGGTGCTTGCATTATTTGAGCTAATTGTTTTGCTCTTTCTCTGTCACCTTTTGTGTCTGGTGTCACATCAAATTTTTTACCACCAATCATTTCATAAGCTTCTGGTGCTGTAATTCTATCAACTGTTCTAGTTGAAGTACCTAATTCTTGAGGACCTCTAGGTCCGTCATTACTATTATTACTATTATTACTATTATCATTAGAAGTATTATTAGAAGTACTATTTCCCATAGAAGCACTTTGTGCTTGGTTAGATTCATTACCCATATCCATTCCACCGCCTCGAAATCCAACTCTTCTTCCTTGTGCATACATCATTCTTTTATCAATCATTATCTTCTTCCTCCAGCTTGTATATCTAATCTAAAAGTTCCAAGTTTCCAAGTAGTATCAACAGCTGTGTTAGATATTGTAAGAGCTATAGCTCTAGCTCTTGCTCTAGTGTCTACTTTTGTAGTACTAGACGATACTGTAAAAGGTCCAAGAGATGAACTGACTGCTGCATCACTAGGATAATTTCTTAAATCTAATTGTATAACTGCGTTTCCTTGTTGAGATATAAAGTCAGGTATAATTCTACTAACTCTCATTATGTTTTCACCATCCCCTCTAAGATCAGCCATGTTAGTTGCTGCCCCTCTTACAACTTTCTGTGTAATATCATAATCACCAGATGTAATGTTAGCAGGAATTGCTGTTGCAGCTGTAGCTGCTATTTGTTGATTAACTCCTGTTTCATGTTCAAAATAAATCGTAGTTCCATCAGTGTTACCAATTACATCAAACGATGTATCAACGTCTGCATTGTATTGTGTTGCGTGAGGTAATCCAAATACAGCAGAATCTTGCCATGTTGTTCTGGGAAATAAACCACTTGCATTAGTAAACCATATAGGTCTTTTTGCTGTTGAATCTAGATAACTATAAGACACTGCTCTATTAACATTATTAGATGTAGATGTTGGGTAAAACCAAGTAATCTCACCAAACAAGTTATTTATACCACAGTAAATTAATTGATTAGATGTTGTGTTAAGATCATCATAAACATAATCTTCAACCAAACAATCCATTGATTCTAACTTACCAGTATATCTAAAGAAACCATTATCAGACATCCAATAAGCAGCACCATCAACTTCAACGGCTGCATTCTGTCCTATCAAACCACAGTTAGTTCCAACTTGTGAATAGGCAAAAGTAAAAGGAGTTCCAACAAAGGTCATAGTAAATAAAGAAGTATCACTCCAAATGTAAATTGCATTTCTACCTAGTTTAGCACCCATGATCCGTGATCCGGCGGCCAGTCTCTGTGTACCCGCACTATTCTCAGCTGTAGGAGCATAGTCATTAATATTTTCTTGAGATGAAAATCTTATAAACATATCATCTTGTGATGTTTTATCTCCAATCGTTCTTTCCGTTCCAAAGAATACTAAGTGACGATCGGGTGTTGATACTAACATGTCACGTGATGCTGTTGGTGCACCTGCTATAATAGTAGCACGAGTTGCTGTTGCGTTTGCTGCATCACTATCCCATTCAAAACACTCACCATTATGAATTAAAGCAATCAAAGTTGTACCTAAATTGTCCAAGGACCATAGACCAGGATCCGTTACTGAGTCAGTATTCGCTGCAGGTGAACCCCAACCTGTCCATGAAGATGAATTAGTTACTGTTGCACCATTAGAATGTGATGATCTTGTTGATCCTCTAACTGCTCTTGTAATTCCTGTTAGTTTTAATCCTGTAATTCCTGTGTAAGATATTTCTTCTCCACCTATTTGAATATAGTTTACCCCTGATGATGGGAAACCTGCTGTACTAGCTAATGTAATTTCTGTAGCTGAACCATTATTACCATTAGCATCATCTGCTAATGATCCATTTAAAGTTGTTATAAGTGAACCTAATATATTACCACCAAACAAAGATATACCCCAACCAAAAGCTCCTATTTGATCAGCAGGTCCGACACTATAATATTGATAATAATCTATACCTCCGGATGTTGTTGCACCACTACCTGTTTCATTAGAAGGCATTGTAATAGTAATTGTTGTTGGAGTAGGTACACTTGTTACCATAAATTTTTTATCAGCAAAATCTACAGCTGTAAAATCAGAATTTGTTATTGTTGAGAAAGTTGTATCATCACCAAATAAAATAATATCTCCCGGTTGAAAAGTAGTAGTTGTTGGGAATGTAATTGTAACTGTTGGTGATCCGTTAGTTGTACTAAAAGCACTTGTAATAGATGTACCTGCTGGATTAACTAAAGGATGAATATCATAATACACACCTCCGGAATACACATATAAAATTCTATTAGTTCCTATAGCTGCAAACTTTGTAGAAGCTGTGTTAACAAAATGATGTAAACCTCTGGCTGATCCAGTTAATTTAGACTCACCTAACTGAGCCCAACCACCTATCTTCTCTGGTGTACCATATCTAAAACGAACATTCTCTCCACCTGTCCATTGTGACTCCGCACCAGTAGATGTAACTTGTTTATTAAAGCCTGGTAAAAATCCTAATTTTTGTAACATATAAATCCATTATAATACTATTTTACAAATGCGGGTAGACCTAACATAGGTCTTCCATCAAATTTGTTTTTATCAGCAAATGGGCCATTTACATGATTATAATGTAGAAATACTTGACCGCATATGTTCCCGTCAAAAGGCTCTCGCCAATGTTCAAGTTCACAGCCACTATATACTAACATATCTCCTACTTCAAGCAAGACTTTAGTGCCTGCAGGAGCGTCTGGTTTAACTAAATTTTGTCTTTCGTTGATAACAGAATTAGCACCTGTGCCATCTATAAATATAGGCCAAGGATCTCCACCTAAATTAATAGTTGTAGATATTTCACAACTAGGTCTGTCTTTGTGTCTATGTAAAGTATCTCCGTTCTTATAAATTCTTGCGTATGAATAAGTTGGT